ACCACACCGCCACGCTTTGAAGCTAGCGTAGACAGCATTGTCGTTTCCAATGCGTCTAGCAGCAATGTCACCTTCTCGCTTGATTGGTATGACTCACAGACTACAACATTCTACACCATTGCCGAACAAGTGGTGATGTATCCCAATAGTGTGCTTCAGCTTACAGACGCTTTCATTCTCCATCCTAACGACACCCTGCGTGGATTGGCATCTGTTGCCAATGTCATCACAGTGTCGGTGAAGGTGAAAGAAGAATATCTGACAGCCTCGTAATAACGAAAGACTAATATGGCAACAAAGAAAGTATTGACAGAACAACAGCAGAGGTTCATTGAGGTGTTATTCACTGAAGCTAATGGCGACCCCGTGAAAGCTCGTAAGCTTGCTGGCTACGCTGAAGGCTCCTCCACCAAAGTCATCATGTCTGCCATTAAGGAAGAAGTGATTGAGGCTACACAGCTATTTATGGCAATGAATGCACCTCGTGCAGCAATGGCTGTTATCAGTGGCATCACAGACCCAACAGAGCTTGGCATGCGCGATAAGCTCAATGCTGCCAAGGACTTGCTTGATCGTGCTGGTCTTGCTAAGACAGATAAGATTCAGGTTGAGGCCACTGGTAGCAACATTATGTTCCTTCCTCCAAAAGACAATGCGTGACTTAGGTGCATGGATATTGCCTCAACCCATTGAAGAAAATGTATGGGTGCCAATTCCAAGATTTCTGAGGTCTAGTTCTGTTCCATTTGGATATACGTTGGATAGCCCAGACGATGATTTCTTTCAACCAGTTCCCACAGAACTTGAGGCACTGGAACAGGCTAAGAAATATCTAAAGCAATACAGCAGTAGGCTAGTTGCTAATTGGTTGGTAAAACAAACTGGCAGATACATCTCTCATGTTGGTTTGTTAAAGAGGATAAAGAGTGAACAGTCCCGTAAAAGAAAAGTTACAACTTATCGCAACCTTGCCAGAAGGCTCGAAAAAGCAATCAAGGCCGCGCAAAGCTATGAACAAAAACTCCAACGGACAGAGCAAACAAAGTTCTTCGAAAGAGACTACTACACCTCCCTCATCGACAAAGCAACTGAATTCAATAACAGAGACAACACTACCGTTTGATACTCAGCATGCTGTTGAGGATGTGGTGTTTAAACCTAACACTGGTCCTCAAACAACCTTCTTAGCTGCTGCTGAACGTGAAGTGTTGTATGGTGGTAGTGCTGGGGGTGGTAAAAGCTACGCAATGTTGGCTGACCCATTGCGTTATATGTACCATCCGCAGTTCTCTGGCCTACTATTGCGCCACACTACAGAGGAATTGCGAGAACTGATCTGGAAAAGTCAGGAGATATACCCCAAAATCATCCCCGGCATCAAGTGGAGTGAGCGTAGGATGCAGTGGGAAGCCCCATCTGGTGCCAAACTGTGGATGTCCTTCCTTGATAGGGACGAAGATGTCATGCGATATCAGGGTTTGAGCTTCTCATGGGTGGGTTTTGATGAGTTGACGCAGTGGAAGACCCCATTTGCATGGAACTACATGCGATCACGCTTGCGTACAGGGGCATCTGACCTGCCAGTGTACATGAGAGCGACCACTAACCCCGGCGGTCCGGGACATTCGTGGGTAAAGAAGATGTTTATTGACCCTGCTCCGTTTGGTGAGGCGTTTTATGCCACTGATATTGAGACAGGTGACACAATGGTGTACCCAAAGGGGCATAGCCGTGAAGGCCAACCCCTGTTTAAGCGCAGATTCATTCCTGCTAGGCTGTATGACAACCCTGCACTGGCAGCTTCTGGTGATTATGAGACTATGTTGCTGTCTCTACCAGAGAATCAGCGCAAACAATTGCTTGAAGGTAGCTGGGATGTAGCAGAAGGTGCTGCATTTAGTGAGTTTAATAGGGATATTCATGTAGTTGACCCCTATAATATACCCAATAACTGGACTAAATTCAGGGCTTGTGACTACGGATATGGTAGTTTTTCCTGTGTTTTATGGTTTGCTGTAGCACCAGATGAGTCCATTGTAGTGTACAGAGAACTGTATGTTACCAAGGTTTTGGCAGAAGATTTGGCTGCTATGGTGTTAAATCTTGAGCAAAATGAAAGTATACGGTATGGAGTATTGGATAGTTCCACTTGGCACAAGCGTGGCGACACTGGCCCCTCCATTGCTGAACGAATGATTATGAAAGGATGCCGCTGGCGACCCGCTGATCGTAGCGCTGGTAGTAGGGTTGCTGGTAAGAATGAAGTGCATCGGCGTTTGCAGATAGATTCGTTCACTGAGAAACCAAGAATGACCATCTTCAACAGCTGCACACAATTGATTGCTGATTTGCCAACGATTCCTTTGGACAAGACAAACCCTGAAGATGTGGATACTAAAGTGAAGAATGACCACAGCTATGATGCTTTGAGATATGGACTTATGAGCCGTCCAAGAAGTAGTAGTATTTTTGATTATGACCCAAGTAGTCAAAAATGTGCTATAACTGTCGCAGATACAACATTTGGATACTAAAATATACTATGGCAAAAACAGATACAACATATATGGACGATAAGTCTGTAGGTTTAGAAGACAGTAAGCAAGCTCAAGACGCTTTTGCTGGCAATGGTATTATCTCTTTTGTTCAACAAAGATTTAGTCGCGCTGAAGAAAGTCGCCGGTATGACGAACAGCGTTGGCTTCGTGCCTATCGCAACTATCGCGGCATCTATTCTCCTGATATTAAATTCACTGAAGCTGAGAAGTCTCGTGTATTTATTAAGGTGACAAAGACTAAGACGCTAGCTGCATATGGTCAGATCACTGATGTCCTGTTTGCCAACAACAGCTTCCCTCTTTCAATTGAACCCACCATCATACCAGAAGGTGTGGCTGAGCATGTCCACATTGAAACCGCTGACAAGTCTGGTCAGGGGAGTCCAGACGCTGGCGCTTTGTTTGGATACAAAGGTGATGGTAATGACTTGCCTCCGGGTGCCACTGTTCAATCGCTGCTTGAGCGTCTTGGTCCTCTGAAGGACACGCTGAAGGATGAGAAGGTTATCGAGGGTGCTGGTGTTACACCAACCTCGTTGACATTTAGTCCGTCAATGGTTGCTGCTAAGAAGATGCAGAAGAAGATATTAGATCAGCTAGATGAGAGCAACGCTAACAAGCAGCTGCGCTCAGCTGCATTTGAGATGGCATTGTTTGGCACTGGTGTGATGAAGGGTCCATTTGGTGTTGATAAAGAATACGCTAAGTGGGATGACAAGGGTGAATACAGTCCCACCATCAAGACAATGCCACAAACTTCACATGTTAGTGTGTGGAATTTCTATCCTGACCCCGATGCTAATAACACTGGAGAAGCACAATTTATAATTGAGCGTCACAAAATGAGTAAGACACAAGTGCTTGCTCTGAAGAAGCGTCCGATGTTCCGTAAGAATGTCATTGACGAAGTTGTGATGCAGGGTGAGAACTATACCAAGAAGTATTGGGAAGATGACCTCAATGACTTTGCTCCAAACTATGGCGTTGAACGCTTTGAAGTGTTGGAATACTGGGGCAATGTTAGCGTTGAAATGCTCATTGATAATGAAATCACCATCCCCAAAGAACTTAAAGACTACGATGACTTGCAAGCCAACATCTGGTATTGCAATGGCAAGGTTATTCGACTTGTCTTAAATCCGTTCAAGCCTTCTCGCATTCCTTATTACGCTGTTCCATACGAACTCAATCCCTACTCCATCTTTGGTGTTGGCATTGCTGAGAACATGGACGATACACAAACGCTGATGAATGGCTTCATGCGTATGGGCGTTGACAATGCTGTGCTGTCTGGCAACTTGGTGTTTGAGATTGATGAAACCAATTTAGTGCCGGGTCAAGACATGACAATTTATCCCGGCAAAATCTTTCGCCGTCAGGGCGGTGCCCCCGGTCAATCATTGTTTGGTACAAAGTTTCCAAACGTGTCACAAGAGAACCTACAGATGTTTGACAAGGCGCGTCAGCTTGCTGATGAGTCTACAGGATTGCCATCGTTCTCACATGGACAAACAGGTGTAGCAGGTGTTGGTCGTACAGCCAGTGGTATTTCGATGTTAATGAACGCCGCTTCTGGTGGCATCTAAACTGTGATTAAGAATGTCGATGACTATTTGCTTCGTCCGATGGGTGAGGCGTTCTTCAGTTTCAATATGCAGTTTGACTACGATGCTGAAGCTGCTGGAGATTTAGAAGTGAGGGCGCGTGGTACAGAGAGCTTGATGCAAAATGAAGTTCGTAGCCAGCGTCTGCTTCAGTTCTTGCAAGTTGTAAACAACCCAACACTTGCTCCCTTTGCTAAGATGCCCTACATCATTCGTGAAATTGCTAAGAGCATGGACCTTGATCCCGATCTTGTCAGCAACAACATGGACGAAGCTGCACGACAGGCTCTTGTGCTTCAGCGTATGCAACCCCCTGAGCCACCTGCTGGCGCTGCTCCAGCGGCTGCTGGCGGTCCTCCTTCACCGATGGATACATCTGGTGGTGGCGGTGGCAACATCGGTGTTGGTCAAGCCCCTGCTCCCGGCATGGATGGCTTTAGTGGTGCTGCTCCAGCGGGGCCAATGCAATGATTGTAGAGAAGCCTTGGCTTTCTAAGCTTAAACCCTTTGCATACAACAACATTCAATGGGAAGCTTTCATTGAAATGATTGATGCTCAAGTTGAAATGAATGTTCGTAAGCTTGAGGCATCTGTTGAGACAGTTGATCTGTATCGCGCTCAAGGTGCAGTGATGGCCTTGAAACAACTTAAACATCTGCGTGATGAAATTGCTAAAGGGGATAAGTGATGGGACTTGCTAGCGCACTTGTTACCGGATTTGCTAAACCAGTAGTTAAATCTATTGTAAAGAAAGCAAATGACATAGCTCCTAAAGTTATTGGTGAAATGCTTGAAGAATCTGCACCAGTTGCTACTAAGTCTATTTCTGGTGTTGTTGATTCCCCTCTTGTTACACCAAGACTTGACCGCACAGCAGACTTAGGTGTTGAGCCACCCCTACTGGCTGAGGCTGGCAGAGATGCATTTGAAGCTCTTGGTATGACAGCGGAAAAGAAAGAAGCATGGCGATCAGTTAATAAGAAATCTCAGCGCTCTAAGCTCTTGCCAGAAATTGAAGACGCAGCACAGCAGCTTTCTGAGAACAAAATCACATCTGAACAGTTTAGACAACTGTCAAAAGATAAGCAACCAATTGTTCCTCTAGACAAAGTTCCAGAGATGCCAGCATATGAAGATATTAGTGGCGCTCTCACTGACTCTCAAGTTAAGAAGGGTATTGTTGGACTTAACTTAAAGATACCAGCAGGAGAGCGAGTGTCTTCTCGCCTTGATATTCCTGCCTACAATGACTACGACACATGGGTTGTTTCTCTGCATGATGGCAGCAAGAAAAGTGGTGCAGCTGTTGGTTATGCTAAGACAGCAGTGCTACGCAATGTTGAGTTTGTATCTGACCCAAAGGTGGCGCTTGATATTGCACGGCGTAAACCGCTTGCATCTGGTGGTCGCATGGGCAAAGCCACCATTGCTCGTATCTTTGGTGATTGGGTTCCTCATAATCCAGACAACGCAAAGACTTTTGCTGAGAAGATATTTAAAGACCCTGAATGGACACAGGTTGGTATGAATCCATATCGGGCCAGTTATTTTTATGACAAGGCAGACGGCTTGCCAGTTACATCTGCCGATGAAATTGTACAGATTGGACCATTAGTTATGGCAAAGAATGTTAAGAAAACAACACCGGACGCTCCTATGTTTAAGATTAATCAAAAAGAACCCACTAGCCCAACCTTTGCTGAAGGTGGCGCTGTTGAACAAACAAATAGTATGCTAGCTGATGGCGGCATAATGCAAGAGGGTGGCACAGTTGACCCTGTTTCTGGTAATGATGTTCCTATTGGTTCGCTTAAAGAAGAAGTGCGTGATGACATTGATGCCAAGCTGAGCGAAGGTGAGTTTGTAATTCCTGCTGATGTTGTTCGATACATTGGTCTTGAGAAGCTGATGAAGATTCGTGACGCTGCTAAACAAGGCTTAGCACGGATGGCAGAAGTTGGTCAGATGGGTAATGCTGAAGAAGCTCCAAAGGCTGACGAAGCTTTTGAAGAAGATGACGATGAGTTTAACAACAGCATTGATGAAATAATGTCTGAGGTGGATAATGAAGAACAGATGCCTAAGATGGCAGCTGGTGGTGTTGTTTCGGGTGCATATAAAGAAGGAATGACATTCAATCCAGTTGTTGATGTTCGTTATTTTAAACATCCTGATGGTCGTGTGATTTACATCACATACATTAATGACAAGCCAATGATTGCCATTCCAGAAGGATTTACTCAGACAGATAAACCAGTTGAACAACAAGTTGGCAAGGCCGCTGATGAAAAAACAACAGAAGCAACAGCTGCTGCCGCTGCCCAAAATGATGAAGTTATTAGGTTAAGGGGTGGTAATAGTGATAGTGCTGCCACAGGTGGTAGCCAATCTGGTGGGCGTACTCCTAGTATTAGTGATGAAGGTGTTGTAACTGCTGCCAACACTGGCCTGACTAATAATCAAGCTAGAGGTATAGGAACAGTGTTTGGAACGCTTGCAGGTATTCCGGGACTTGGGCTTGTTATGGGATGGGCTAATGAAAAAGCCAACAAGGGGTATGCAAAAGATGCAGAAGACGTATCACGAGGAATTAAAAGCGGTGATGAAATGGGTATTCCGGGCGGGGCCACTGCTGGCGCAACAGGTACAGGTGGTGCTGCCGCTGCCGCCGGTACTGCTGCGGCTAGTGCTGCCTCTGCCGCTGGCTACGGGGCAGAGGCTGTTGCCGCTGCTGCACAAGCAGCTGCTAATGCAGCAGTGAGTGGTGCAACTCCAAGCCAAGCTGCCGATTATGGTCGTGCTGCCGCCGCTACTTTTGCCGGTGATATTGATTATGCATCTATTTCTGAGGGAGTTACTGTTGATGCTCCTCCAGATACTGGTGTAACTACTAGCCCTGTAAGCGCACCAGACATTGACTCCTCAACATATGGCCCCGGAGATTTTGGCCCCGGCTCGACCAGTTCTGCTACAGGCACTGGCAACCCCGGCGAGGCAGAAGCTGGCGGCTTTGGTTATGCTAAAGGCGGCTTCATTACAAAGAAAAAGAAAAAGAATGTCGTTGTTAAATCTAAAAGAGGACTTGCTTCTAGATAATAGTGTATAATATAAATACTATAACCAGTGGTGGGCTGGCTAGTAATTAATATCTTCCCACCATTAATGGCTACCTATTCCCCAAGCAGAGCTTGGCTTACATTAGCCCCAACCTTTGGAAACTAAATGACAGATGTCGTAATACCGCAACCAGTTAAAGTTGCTGCCTTTGCTAAACGTAATAAGAATACTGATCGTATCGAACAGGATGAAGAAGAGATTCGCAAATTAGAAGAGCAGCGTAATGCTCCACCAACTACTCCTGTTAAAACAGATGATGACCTTGACGGCCCTGAGCCAACAGACGCTGAAGAGCGAACCTTTAAGAAGCGCTATGGTGATCTTCGTAGGCATTCACAAAAGATGCAGCTTGATCTGCAAACTCAACTTGATTCCGTAAAAGAACAACTTGAGAAGACAGCCGCTAAAGAAATGAAGCTTCCATCAAGTGAGACTGATCTTGCTCAGTGGATGCAAGCCTATCCAGATGTTGCAAAGATTGTTGAAACCATTGCTATGAAGAAAGCAAAGGAACAGTCTCAAGGTATTGAAGAACGGCTCAAGCGCATTGACGATCTTGAGAAGCAAGCCCTTATTGATAAAGCTGAAGCCGACCTAATGCGTCTGCATCCAGACTTTGCTGAGATTAAACAGGATGATGATTTCCATGATTGGGTGGAGCAGCAACCTAAATGGCTGCAACAAGCCCTATATGAGAATGATACTGACGCTGTTGCTGCATCTCGTGCCATTGATTTGTACAAATCTGATAAAGGTATCAAGACTCGTACTAAGAAAGATGACACTAAAGACGCAGCGCGTAGTATTAATACTCGCTCTGAGCGCAATACACCATCAGCTACTAATACAGAAGGTGTATTCTCAGAGAGCCAAGTTGACAAAATGACTGTGCAACAATATGAGGCTAATGAAGAAGCCATCGTTGCATCCATGCGTAATGGTACATTTGTTCGTGATTTGTCCGGCGGTGCGCGATAACGCTTGACAAATTTAGAACTATGTAATATAACTTACCTTAATTCCGTGGTGAAAAAGATAGCTCCTTTAGTAACCACGGTTTAGTATCGCAAGTAACAAGTTACCCGATAACCCGACATCGTTAGCCGTCAGTTGAAAATATAACTAGTGTATTTTTTGTTGACCACCTATAGCATTGAGGCCCGATAGACTGATACCTGTGAATGTTTCAAGCCTAATATAAAGGAAACTATCATGGCTTTTCAAGCATCTGCCAATTATGGCAATCTACCCAATGGCAATTTTTCGCCAGTTATCTATAGTAAGAAGGTACAAGTAGCCTTCCGCAAATCGTCTGTGGTTCAAGCAATCACTAATACCGACTACTTCGGTGAAATCAACTCTTATGGGGATAGCGTTAAAGTTATCAAAGAGCCAGAGATCACTGTCAATGCCTATGCTCGTGGTACGCAAGTAACTTCACAAGACTTGGAAGACAGCGACTTTACCCTCCAAGTTGACAAGGCCAACTACTTCTCGTTCAAAATGGACGATATCGAAGCTGCTCACTCGCATGTCAACTTCATGCAGATGGCAACTGACCGTGCTGCCTATCGCCTCAAAGATCAGTTTGATGCTGAAATCTTGGGCTATATGTCTGGTTACGCACAGTCTACCATTGGTGCCGTTGCTAGCGCTGTCAACACCACTGTGTCTGGCACCAAAGCTGTCTCCACTGCTGGCTCTGACGAACTGTTGACTACAATGAAGCTGATCAAAAGCAGCTTCACCAACATCACCACTAGTTCCGCTGGCGATCATTCGATCCCTATTGCACCACGCCTTCCCGGCGCTACTGCTTTGCCTACAGCCACTGCATCCCCATTGATGATCATCGCTCGTATGGGTCGTTTGCTCGACCAACAGAACGTGGACACCAATGGTCGCTGGATTGTGCTTGACTCAACCTTGGTTGAGATGTTGAAAGACGAAGACAGCCGCTTGCTGAATGGTGACTTCGGTGGTGCTGGTCTGCAAAACGGCCTCATCCTGAACAACCTGCACGGCTTCAAGGTGTATGTGTCGCAAAACCTGCCAAAGGTTGGCACTGGTCCCGGCACTGCTGGTACTGCTAACCAGAACTCCAACTATGGTGTGATCGTTGCTGGTCATGACAGCGCTGTTGCCTCTGCTGAGCAGATCAACAAGACTGAGACATATCGTGACCCTGACAGCTTCGCTGACATTGTTCGCGGCATGCACCTCTACGGAAGAAAGATCCTACGTCCGGAGGCAATCGTTACTGCGAAGTTCAACGTAGCATAGTGCTAAAGTATTACACTAAAGCAACAGAAGGGGGCTTCGGCTCTCTTCGTTTCAAACTCTTAACAAAGGAAATTTATCATGGCAACTATTGATCTCTCCAGCGGTATTGGTAATGGGCAACACCATTCCCGTTCGCTTGGTCGT